TTTTCTGCTGTGATTGGAGGAAATATCTCCGCAAAAGATTCACGGATTGTATCAATTGCCAATTGTATAGTCTCGACAAGCCTATAGATTGAGTTTACGAAATCATCTCTTCCGCCAGCTTCTTTCCAAGCCGAAAGCAATTCGTTTCGCTCCTCCGTACCAGTCATGAAAACGTCATACAAAGAGTTAGCAAGATTTGTATAAAGTTCAGTAGCTTCTTCGTAGTTACCAAATATGATCTTGAACGTGTTCATCCATCCGGTTGAAACAGCGTCCTTTAATGAATCGATGACGTCTGTCCACGATCTAGCTTCCTGAGCAGCTTTAAATGCTTTTAAACCAAACTCGTCGACTTGGCCATTAAGTTGTTCAATTGCTTCAGACGCGGTTATGCCTCGCTCAGAAGCATACTCGTATAACTGATCGACAGCCGCGGAATAGTCTTGAAAGACTTTCATCATTACATCTTTGTTGAACCATCCCTCTTCGGTAAGATTGTTTGCAAACTGACCGATTTCGAAAGTAGACGATTTAAACCCTTCCGCTATAGAAGTATACGTTCCATCAGCATTTTTTCGAAGAGTGCCCAAAGCCACACCAGCATCCAGCGCTTTCTGTCTGAATTCCATGGTATCCATTGACGCATTTTGAATAGATCTGTAGTCTTCTTTTCGCATTACGCCAGCGCCCATGGCCTGAGACAACTGATACATTGCTCTACTAGCTGTTGAGGCGTTCTGTCCTGACAAAGCAGCCCAAGTCGCAATACCCTGCATAGCATCGACCGATTCATCAAGTTTCTGGCCAGATGCCGTAAATTTACCGATGTTAGCAACCATATCTGTGAAGTTGTATGAGGTTTCATCCGTAAACCAGTTCAACTTTTCGAGCTGTCCTTCTACAGTTGCAAGGTCATAGCCCTGAGCTACAAGAATCGCAGTATTTCTAGTTAAATCTTCGAATTTATGAAAGCCATTTCCGACCTGCTCGAATGTCAAACTATTAACAGTCTGCATTACTTTTGCGCCCATGTTTGCAACTGCATCGCCAACACGTCGCATAATTTGATCACCAATAATGCCAAAACCAGTAAAATGGTCAGTTAATGCCTGAATGTTGTTTGTTAATGCAGTAAAATCGATACCTTGCATCGAGTTACTCACTTGATCGACGGATTTGTTTGCTTTTGAAAAATCTATGCCTGCTGTTAATTTTGCTAACGTTGAAAGGGTCATCTTTGCGGCTTCCATAAATTGGGAATTATTGAGCCGCATCTCGACAACGCGTTCATCAACTTCTCTGCTCATTTGCCGGTAATCTCCTTCCATGCTTCTTTAGCAATTTTATTAAAAATTGGTTTTAATGCCGGATTAATGTAATCTATGCCGTTAACAAAACCGCCGCCATTAACGCCATGCCCATACTGCAATATTATTGCTATTGGAACACCATCGTTAATATTGCTGTTTGACCAATAAATAGATATAGAATTAAAACGATCAACAATCTCGTATGTCCATGATTCGGACGTTTTGCCTGTATCTTTTGGAGTCGCTTTAGTCAATTCAGCAACTCCTCGTTCTCCGTATTTTTCTAGTATTTTTCGGAAATCTGTTTTTAGGCCTCTGGTAAGGAAGTTTTTGGTTTTTGACAAATCGCCTTTATACTTGACGGTAATCATTATGCTTTCATCCTTTTGTGTGTAACTTAGCCCGTCTTTGGGCATTCAAAGCCGCGTTTCTACTCATTAATTCGTTTCGTCCAAGTTTCTTAGGCTTCTGAGACTTTATCTGGCAAATCCGAATCAATGCTAAAAGTCTGCTTAAATGCCACTTTTGGTATTCAGCAGGAATGCCACACTGAATCATCCAATAATATATAAGCTCAGACGTTATTGTTTCTCTACGTCTCGGACCAGAATGCTCAAGCTTATCTTCAGCAAATGTTGTTGCTGTATGAGAATCCTCCGCATACTTAAAAATTTGTCTTCGTATGCTGTCAGGCATATACGTGTACACATCTGGATCGACATTCTGAGTCAAAGTCATGCATCGAATGTAGTCAGTTGTCTCTTCGAGCGTTTTTGGCTGATTAGTTAAAAACGGTTTGCACCACTTTGACTCCCATTTTGAAAGAGAGACTAAAGAATGCTCAAAGCAAATTGTCTGTTCTTTAAGATGGTGGATCTCGTTAGTTTCATCGTCCAATACCTTAATCTCTGGAATAGTAATTTTAAGCATATCTTTAGTCCCCCCAAAATGGAATCGATTAATCCGAAGGAAGAATGTGCTGGAAGAACTCGACAGCGCCGTTCTCGGATGTGAGAAGTTCTGTATAGAGCTGATCGAAAGCCGGAGTTTCTTCGAATGCTTTAGCGAGCTCTCCGTTATTTTTCATGAATCTCTTTCCATCGGGCGAAACTTCGCCATAAGAAAGAAGAATAATCTTTCTATACCATTCGCCCATAGCAGCCACATCTTTCTTAGCCACAGTATTCTGCAAGAAATCACGAAGATTTCCGTTCATTTCAAAGTTAAGTTTCATGAGTTCAGACTTAGAGATGTTAAAATAGAATTTTTCTTCTCGTTCAAGTCCGTTGTAGTCCGTATACTTAATAGTTTTTTCGTAAAGCATAACATTCTCCTTTTCTAAATTAAAAGAGCCTACCGGAAACGCTCCAGTAGGCTCCATTTTGAATTTTTAAACTGTCGCGAGCAGTGTTACTACTTCGTCAGGAAGCGGAAGATAAGCTTCCTTATTGTCAGTTCCATAAAGAGCATCTTCAAGAGCTTTAAGGCCTGTCGATGTAGTTTTTGTCGTGTCAATTGTAAGAAGAGCCGTCGGCTTATGGTCCTTTACCGGAACAGGAGTTGTGCTAAATTCCCAGCTGAATGTAATAGCATCAGGACTGTCGTTTACAGTCTGATAACCCTTCTGAGAAGGAGACGCTGTAGCTCCATATACAAGATGCAGTTTATAGCCATGATTTTCGAGTTCGGTATCATTACCGTATACGGTTCTGTAGCAAATACCGAAAACCTTTCTAGGCTGCTGTCCAATATAAGCGCCAGTCGCAAGAGCAACAGAACCATCACATTCTGCAAATTCATCCGGATACGTATATGCTTCAATAGTGCCGCCAAATTCTTCAGCTGCTCTCATTGACAGATACTTAATGTCATCAGCCCAAAGCTTTGTTTCATCTGCACCGGAAGGACTTTCAGTAATACTAGTAATTCCATTCCATGCAACACCGTGCGTATAACCATCATTCTGAGTACCCTTTACATAAGGATACAGAACGCAGTTCCTGACACCAGTTTCGTAATAATGTTCACCAACATTATCCCAAGTAATTCTAGACATGTATTCCTCCTAATTACCAATAAATCTCAAACGTATCATGTATGAGATTATTCGATGTGTAATGTTTTCCATGACGGACCATCGGAAACCACATAAGCATCCGAAGAGGCAATGTGGAATCCGGGTCCTCATAGATCAACGTTACGTCGTATGTATTCCGAATCAAATAGTTTGTATCATCTGCAGCAACCGACGGATGTCCGGAAATCTCATAAATAATCGCTGGGTAGAATATCTTTACTGATTCCGGCGGTTGGTAATACACGTGTCTATTTCCTAAGAGTGAACAAAACTCTTCATGCAGTTCTAGCCTGCTTGCCATTATATACCTCCCCGATGCTCAGTATCATTCTCGGATGCTCGACGTCAATACTATCGATTTTCCAATAAGATCCCATCAATTCAACGTAACGCATCTCTCCAATGTGTTGGTAAGCATACGCGTCAAAAACAATTGAAATCTTATTGTTTATTGCAAGGTTGTCGTTCTTATAACTGCCATTCTGCCAACGTCTACTATAAGAAAGAAGATCGCCAGCGTAGTGCTTTTCGACGATCTTCTCGGTCCATACACCAGGCGCAGTTTCAACGGTAGTTACGAAACCTATCACACCGTAATACTTAGCCATTTTGAATTTTCAAGCGTTTAGTTTATTCGCCTGCAGTATCGTTAGTCTTTTTGCTACGCTCAACACCGCCATCAACGGAAGTCGGAACAGTATCGGAGAACAGAACGATAGCAGAATACGGCTTTGTAAGAGCGCCGGAGCAACGTGTTTCAATCAGATACTTTTCCTGGTTATAGTCAATGTCGAAATCTTCGAACATATTAACTGCACCACCCTTATCGGCACCAACATTGTAGTCTGCAAGATTAACGATAATACCAATAAGAGGAGAATCGCCAACCTTATGATTTTCCATAACAGGAACGGTGACAATCTTATTTACACGCAGAGCCGTAGCAAGTTCTGCTTCTGTCTTATACAGCTTATGGCCAATCTGATCTTCGAGAAGAAGCATGTTTGTAAGAACATCTTCCGTTGTAAAGAATGTCGGATTGCCAGAACCCTTATAATCCTTACGTGCCTTAACAGCTGCACGAATAATAGCCTTTGCCTTGTCATCATCTGTAGCGTTTGAATTAACGGTTACGGCTGTCTTGATTGTAAACAGATCTGCATCGTTTGCAATCGGACGAACATGTTCTTCTGAAATCTTGTCATCATCGGAATTCATGCGGCCATCGCCAATGAGGATGGCACGGGCAAGTTCCTCGTTAAGCATCATACGCATTTCGCCCTTAATCCATGCGACAACATCGAAATCTGTGATGTCGACAATATCGTCACGATCGAGCTTCTGCTTCTTGTATACGGTCTGAGGTGTGGTAGCTCTCTTAAGCAGAGAGAATACTTCTTCCTTCTTGAGCTTGCCCTTCATGTAGCCACGTGCACGAGCTTCATCTTCTGTAATATTAGCAAACGTGCTCTTTACACGGCTAAACGGAGTGTGGTGAACACCGTTCATTACAACATTAACCCAGTCGTCTTCTCTCTTAATCCATTCGGGTGTCTTGTTAAGCTCGCGGTCCTCAGGGAACAGCCATTCAATTCCATCGATACCGTAATCTTCTGCGTGCGCGATAACAGACTCAGAGAGAGAACCCTGCTTCTTAGCATCCTTAATGATCATTTCCTGATCAGCATGGCTGAGTGTGTTGCCCGTTTCTGCACCATTGTCAAACACGTTGTACTTCATATCATCATATCCTCCATAAAAAGCTGAATGTTTAACGTCTTCTTCTTCGTCTTCTTCTTCATCATCTTCTTCTTTTACGTTCTTCTTGCCGCCTTTTTTTCCTTCTAAGGCCTGTCCGATCATGAAATATACGACATTTTTCTGTTCTTCTGTAAGCTCGTCAAACACGTCCTTAACGGTCTTTTCCTTTGATCCTGCCATCTTTTCTTCATCCTCCTCTGGCTCATCATCGTTGTTATCGTCATCATCAGCATGACGTAATTCCAAATGGTCTGCGTCACTTGTGTAAATAATTCCTTCGAACTCTTCGTCATCGCCATGCGAAAGTGATGGAACATCGATAAATGCTCCAGGATTCGCCCCAGCAAGCACGAGACTAACTTCTTTAATTTCTCCATGAAGAACGTCTCCGCCATTCTGCCTAAGCTGATTGGCATAAATGGACAGATGATCGATATCGCCATTTCTGACAGATTCGCGTGCATGCTGGCCACGTTCGGTATCATTGAAATAGCCATATGCGTATACGCCTTCCGGACGATTTTCAAGAACTGCATGGCCAAGCACATTTTCGGGCTTATCATGTCCATGCATCCACACAAGTGGCACTGTTTTGCCGTCACATTCTTTGAATGCGTTTCTTCTGATAGTTCGGCCATCAGCACATCGAATATCGTTGCGAGTAGCCCAACCACTAAAGTCATACGTTTTAGTCATTTTGAATTTTTACTCCTTGAAACCTACTCATTTGTCGGAATAGCATTTGCGTATTCGTCGGCAACTGCCTCTCCGGTTTCTGTCAACTGTTCTTCATCTAATTTTGCCTCTTCCTCCGCTTTGTCGCTTGCGCCTTGGCTAATATTCTTATTTCTAAGTTCGTCAGCTTTCGGATCAGTCGACGGTTTCATGCCAATAATCGAACGAATCTCATTAGAAGTGAGTATTTCATTTCTAGTAAACTTATCAGCTATTTCAGCAATCTGATTCACCGGGACCAACTTAAATGGATCTCTATAGAATTCAATTGACTGCAACTGTGAACGCGCGGTTTTTGTCAAAAATTTACGCCGCATTTCATTCGAAATGGCCGAAAGAATCGGTTCAATAGTTCGATTATAGTATGTCAGCATAATTGATTCATCAGCTGTACCCTTCATGACGTCTTCGGTAATACCCAACTGGCTATAAAGCATACTCGTCAGGTATTCGATTTGTGACATAAGGTTATTGTCGATTGAACGATTAAGCTGAGTAACATGTTCAGCGGCATCGATATATGCGATACCATATTTCGTTCCAGCAAGCTGCACCTCAATATCTTTTCGACGCTGCTCAGCCTGCTGTCTACGAGCTTCGGTTCTTGTAGTATACGGAAGTTGCACAATCAAATCCAATTTACCGGAACCGCTTTGTTCATCTATCGCATCTAGTATGTTAAGTTTTCGAATAAGACGCTGTAATGTCGAATTTGGTTCATTCATTACAGCATATAGCGGATTCTCGACAATAGCGACAGACTTTTTAGGCAAAGTGAGTTCTTTGTGCTGTCCATTTCGATCGTTATATAGATCGACGCGGATATGCTGTGGATACCATTCTTTAATTTTTCCGACTCTCATCGATAATATATCGTATGAGTTATTCGTAATTGGATTAACGCTTGTATCTACAGGCACAATTGCCACAACACCGTCATCAAGCATGGACATGACAACATCCTGGATAAACGCTCGTCCAGTTTGATCTATATTCGCCTCTGTCGAAAGACAATAGTTCAACTTAGAATCGATGTCTTCTAAATATCTTCCGTTTTCATCGACTCTAACGTGCCGTATTTCAACCGCTGCGCAATCGATCGCTATTCTGTTGTAAACGGCCGAAACGATAGAACGTTCATGACCTCTGCTCAGTCTATTTCTAAACGGATTACTATAAAATCCAGGACCAGTATCTCGTATATACGTTCTATTTGTTTCGTCATTAAAAAAAGCGTTCCAAGCATGCTGGATACGCTCGGTTAAAGACGGCATGCTTAGTCCTCCTTTTTAGCTTTCTTTTTGCTGTTTCCTTTGTTTTCCTTTTCCTCAGCAAGGCTCTTCTGAGTTTTGCTCATATGCGAAGACGTTGCCATGAGAGCAGCATAAGCAGACACTCCAGCTACGGTTGCCGGCTGAGTAAGAACATCTACAATAGCTTTATTTGTGGCAAACTTCTTGCCGGCGTTAATCTCATTGTCTGTAATCTTATCGACTTTTACATCAATGTTACCATCAACAGTCTTCTTGAAACTGTCTTTATCAAACACGATAGCGGCTTTAGTATTAAATCCCGAATACTTTCGGTCGTTAACATCGGCAACACCCTGATAGCCTCTTTTAGAGAGTTCGCCATAGAACTTCTTTTGCATCGCTGTTGAGTCATCATCATTTCCGAGAAGAGCTCTGGCATTAAACTTTTCATAAGCTGTTTTGGCACCATTCAAACCGGGTTTATTAGACACATTTTTCTCAACCATGGCTTTAAACTCAGCATCGTTCTTCATAAGATCATTAAATGCTTTCTCAGAACTCTTAAGCGAAGCAATCTTCAGTTCCTTTTCAGTAGTTGCCTGCAACTTGTACTTATTCTCGCCACTGCCAGTCTGAATGCCAAATACTTCCTGACCATCTTTACCAAACTGTCCAACATACGATTGTTTATCACTTTCCGTATAAGCCGTATAGAATGCTTTACCGTTATTTAAACGATTTGTATCCATGGAAAGTGTCTGAATAGTTGTCCCAGCCTTTAAAGTTTCATCCGCGTATTCCATTCCATACTTTCTATACGCGTATATACCAGCAGCAGTTAACGTCACGGCAGCGGCAGCTATGGCCGCTTTTTTCGCAAATTCAACATCTCTTGCGGCTGCCGCGTCTGCTTTTTCTTTTGAAACGCCGTGAGCTTTTTGGTAATTTGCAGACAAAGCTGCATGTGCCTTTCCGGTCAAACTATCTGGAGCATAACGTCCTTCAGCGCCAGGCTTATATGACCCATCTTCGTTCTGATAGTTACGAATGCCCCACTGTTGACCTTTAACTCCAAAATGATAGAGTTCTGCAGAATACGTAAACCCCATATCCTAAAGTCCTATAGCCTTTCTACCCGCAAATACCATACTTGAAAAGTATTTTGAAGAAGTGGAAACTCTTTGAGCGCTTGTCGAAATAATCTGAGACTGATCAAAAACTATCACTGGTGCCCTAGCATGAAATGCCCCGTAAATAGCATCATTTGTATCAAGAACACCGCCGTATCCTTTTTTTCCAAGCACATTAAAGAATTTCGCTCGTTGTTTAGCAACATCGTTTGCCATTCTAGCGTTTCCGCCGGCGTCAGAAGGAATCACATAATTAAACATTCTGTAGATAGTTCTAATGTCATCTTCCGTCGGTTTGTATCCAGGCTTTTTCATTCTATTGAGAGCATCACGACTTTCTCGGTATCCCTTGAATTTGTATTTGCTATCAACAAAATGAGCCTGCATTCTAGAAGGATCTGTTACAAAATTGTAAAAATCTCGGTCTTTGCTATAAAGATCGAGAAAAGCTTCTGCACCAGAATCTTCGCTGGCAATCTTCATGTCAGAATCAAGTTTGTTGTCGATCCTGTATTTATAAAAATTGCCAGTGCCAATTTCGTTTCCATCTTTATCATAAATTGGCTGAGGAACTTTCTTATTAAACAATGCATTATACTGGTCCTTATCTGCTCTTTGATAAGTAGCATAAAACATGTCAGCGCCTTTCGTCCTATCTTTGTTGTAAGATAGCGTCGACAAATTGGTTCCTCCTTTAATTACAGTGTCGAAGTGCTTCTTATTGTAGATGCTATTCTTTTTTCTACGAGCCTTGTAAATCTCTTGAGTTTCTCGTTTACTATAATCACCGCCACCAAGCGGGTATGGTGGTCCATTGCGTTTTCCCCATTGCTGTCCAAGAATACCGTGGTGGCATAAAATATTTGACTTAAAATTGCTCATTTCATGCACCATCCAGTAAATCAGCCATCTTTTTCGTTATAGTAAGCTGCTCCGAGAGCCTGTTTAAAAGCTGTTTTGACCTGCTTTCTGTATTCTTTGAAATGATCTTCGTCAAACGGTATGTTCATAATATCCCTGTTTGCTCTTTCCCAAATTCTCGCGGTTTCAACAGAACGCTTATAGCTTCTATGATGCTCCTGCTGAAGCTCGCCAACTTTCATATCAGCATATGCTGGAATACTTCTAGCCAAATACTTAGCACCGGCTGCAACAGTAGCAGAATTGTTAGCTTCGTTATAAGAATACTTTTTAAGTCTCTGTCCAGTTTCGGCATCTACTTCATCGGATTCTTCATCCAATAATGCACTCCTATACTTTTGTACATCGACGTCATACTGGTCGTTTTTCCATCTGGCGTATGTCTGAGAATGACGGCCGTTCTTTTTAAGATCGTCGCGAGCTATTCTATGTTCTTCAGCTTCTTCTCTAGCATATTGGGAGTTTCTACTGGCTCGATTAGCCATCTTTTCACCATATTTTCGAGCTCTGTTCACACGAAAATTGTGAATTTTCTGTCTAATTCCACCCATAGCACCTTTAATACCATAACG